GTGCATTTTACGTGGATATATCAAATCGTCCCCGTAAACACTAATACGTCCCGGACAGTCCGTGAGCTCTGCAATAGACTTAAGCAGAGCATAAAAGATGAGTGTTTGCAACGTAAAGGTAAATCCGATCCCCATTGCCATAAAACTTTGCAATTGGATTCGCTGTCCATCAATATCAACATGGGATACTCTTCCAAGTTTTAATTGACGGAACCAGGGCCTCGGAATGAGGCGATTTATCAATTGCACAATAAACGAATCACTGGCCTTCCTAAGGTCGGCAGTAACATATTTACGTGTTCTTGAAGAGGCTTTAGCTAAACGCTGCTGAATACTTTGCAAGCGCTTAATATTAAGGCCTTCTCTCTTTAATCGCGATTGGATCATACAACCTAATGCGTACGAGTGCATAGCACCAATAACTGTATTAGGCGTAATAGTGCGATCCGTTGCATAACTTTTGGGTACAGCTACAACATCGAGCGTATCCACAAGCATTGCAGCTGGTCCTTTACTGGACTCTTCCTGCAAAATCTGTTGGAGCAATACATCGCCCTCCAGATAGGCTTTCAGCCACTTGTGATGGTCTAGGGATCCTGACAGTCGTCTCATCTTAATTTCCAGATAGGACTCTGAAAACGGTACTCCTGTATTAGCCCTCCTTCCAAATCTGACGTACTTATATAACTCATCTTGGCAGAAATCGCCAAGTACCCGTTTGATAATACTACGGGCGCGCTGCAATACAGCAAAAGTACTCATGCTAAATTGCGGTGGGACACCTAAGGTTGTTTGATAATCTGCAAAAGAATTCATTGCAGATGCCTTACGTGCCTCTGGAGTTAAAAGGTCAGTTTTAAATGTATAGCGTTTAAATAGGTTCTCCAATTGATACTGGCGTTTGAAAATATTAATACTCGCCTGCATCTTTGAGGGCCATACCATTTTACGATATGCTCCTACACTTGATCGGAGAGCGGTTTTATGCTCTTCAAACCAAGCAGGACTATTTGTAGCTACACGGAAGTCACCCAATAGCGATTCCCAAAGTTTCAACATTAGGGTGTCGCTCGACCGCTTATGTACCGGCGGCCGCTTAATCCTTTTCCTCTTTTTCACGGTGCCCATCAAGGTATCCTCCATTGACGGTTGTTTTGTTGTTGGAGGTGCCACTAATTTTGTATTTTATCAGCGGCACCTGACTTAGTAGGT